AGTGAGTCCAGAAGTAGCTAGTAAATTACTAGCAGTTGTAAATAATAAAAGTAGTGTTGATGCTTTATTTGAATATGCAGAGGAAAGAATAAAGCAACATGTTAAAAATCTTATTCGTGAAACAGATCACGCTAAGATGTTAGCCATTCAAGGAAGCATACAAGAGTTACAAAGATTTGCTACCTTGAGGGATGAAGTAAATCAGAAAGCGAAAGAGGCAAAAGATGCAAAATCCAACAGCAACAATCAGTGAGCAACAAGCTAATGTAATGGGCAATAATCCCAACGATGCTTTACGAAACGCTAGTGTAAATCAAAAACAAAATAAAGAAGAAATAAAAAAGAAAGCTGTACAAGGTGCTACTGGAGGTAAAAAAGATACTAATGTAGATGTTGCTAAATTAAACAACCCAGAAGATTTGTTAGATAAATATAAAGATACGCAAAGACTCTTTGCTCAAGAAGGTGTAATACCTGTAAAAGAAAATATGTCTGAAGAAAATCAGATGACTATTATTAAAAGATTAAGAGATGAAGGTTACTCTGATACTGCTGTAAGTGCAATTATGGGAAACATAGATGTAGAAACAGGTGGTAGCTTTAGTCACACACAACAACAAGAAGGCGGTAAGGGTTATGGTATTCTACAATTAGATTTTCAAAGACCTTATTACGATACTTATTTAAAAGATAATAACAAAGAAGATAGTTTAAATTCTCAATTAGATTATTTTATAAATGAAATAAATACAGGATCTGTTATTGGTGCAGGCAATGCTGAACAATTAAGAAACATATTTGGTGATCCAAATGCTAGTGTAGAAGATATGACAACTATGTTAGTAGATAGATTCTTTAAACCAGGTAAACCTCATTTAGATAGAAGAATAGAATCTGCTAAAATGAGATTAGAAAATATGAAAGCAAGAGTTCAAGAAGAAACTCCTGAACAAGTTCCACAAATGGCAGACGGTGGACTAGCTGAAAACAATGATGATACACTTGGTGCTACAGAAAAAGAAGTAGCTGATGATATACCTGCTCAGATATCTGAGGGGGAATTAGTTGTACCTGCTAATGTAGTTCGCTATCATGGTTTATCAACATATGAATCTTTACGTCAATCAGCTCTATTAGGTTTAGAAGGATTAGAAGATGAAGGCCAACTAAAGAAAGTTGATGAGAATGGTATTCCTGTAGAAGAAGACAAAGAAAAAGATAAAGACGATAATGATGTAAAAGTACAAACTGTTAAAATGCTAACAGCTAAAGATGGTGGCTTTCCTGATATAAGTGGTGATGGTAAAGTAACACGTAAAGATGTTTTACTTGCTAGAGGTGTAAATCTACAAGAAGGTGGTGTGGTTGATAAAGAAAAACAAATAACAGATATGCGAGCACGACCACTACCTGATGATCGAATTTTTATTGATGATCCAAAACCAGAGCTTAGAGATGACCTTCGTAGATTACCTGTTGATCCTATGCCTATAAGAGGTCCAGGATTTGGAGATGACCTTCGCCCTCCATTTATGCCTATCATTAGACCAGGTAGAGGTAGATCTAGAACTATACCAGATAGAGATGATCCTACTAAAGGCACACTAATAACACCTGAAAGAAAAAAGTATAGGGTAACTATGCCTGATACAAAAATAACAGCAGAAGGTCCTAGAACACAAAACATTGTAGGTGGTGATTACACAGGTGATCCTAACTTACCTGGCTTTGGTGTAGATAAAGGAACAGGTGGAGGAGATAAAAAAGATTTTGGCGATAAAATAATAGATGAGTTAACCCCTTATGCAAAAGCAGGCTTAACTATAGGAGCATTAGATTTACTATTTAATCAAGGAAAAATAACATTACAAGCATTTGATTGGGCAAGAAAAAATATATTTACTGGTGAAATATTTAATCTTAATAATTGGGAAGCGTTTAAAGATGGTAAACTATCCATAAGATATACAGGTCCTAGTGGCGGAGCAGGTGCAGGAGCAGGAGCAGGTGCAGGAGCAGGTGCAGGAGCAGATTCTATTACATCTCAAATATCATTAGTAGATGGAAAATATATTTTTAACGGAGAAGCGTACAATTCATTTGGTGAAGCATTTGATGCTGCAAAAGCACAAGGAGGTTCTGCAGCTAATGTAACAACAGGATCACAAGGTGTATGGAATTGGAAAACAGGTTTAGCTGCAGTAGGTGCAGGATTATCACTATATGATATTATAGAAAATGGACCTACTGTTGGTAATGTTGCAGGACTAGGATACTCGACAGGAGTACTAGCACAAGGTGGAGTATTTGGATCAGGTGCTGCTGCAGCAACTAAAGCAGGTACAGCATTAGGTGGTGCAATAACTGTTCTAGGTGCTGTTGCACTAGCGTATGGTTTAGTGCAAATGTTTAGTGGCCCTCCTTCTAATAAAGTAGGGGAAGCTGCATATAACTTTGATAATCCAGAGTATAATGCAGATGATATTTTATCAGGTGGTTTTTGGACTAGAAAAAGAAGCGATGAAAATATTAATGGTGCTAGAGACATAGTTGCTACTGTAGGATCATATGTTAATTCTTTAGAAGAATCTTTAGAAATTAATATAGGTGGAGAATTGTTTATTGATGTAGGTAATAGAGAAGGTCTTCGTTATGGTTATGTCGATGGGTATGATGAACTTGGTATGTACAAGTATCATAAAAAAGATCTTGATTATAAATTGTTATCTGGTCCAGGACAAGTAGGAAAAGGGTTTAGAGGAGAAGATTCAGTTACACAATTAATGGATAAAATTAATGATGATGTAAATGTTCTTACTATGTTCGCATTAGCTGATAAAGCTGCAGGTGGAGAAGGTTATGCAACATTTGATAAGATAGGTGAATATCGTGATAAGATAAATGTTTTAACTACATATAAACCTGCAATGGCAGGATCAAATAATACAGCAGTATTAACTGAACAAGAAAGAAATATACTACAAGGATTTCAACAGAAAGAGTTTGCAAAAGTTACAGGTGAGGAATTAGCAGTTGTTCTTACATTATATGATAAGATAAAACCTGTGCATAATCAAAATCAATATCACAAATTTAGTGGTTATGGTGGATAACTTTTGCGTATTGGCTACCGATCACCCTGTGTAAACAGCTACTGGTTGCCCTGATACAAGGAGACTAAAATGTCAGAAACTAACGAAGAAGTCAAAGTTACCAAAGACGAAAAAACAGGTGACACAATAATGAAGAAACCAACTCGGTATAAAAGACTTGATCCAACAGCTCAAGAGCTTGCTGCCGAAGAGGAATTAAAAGCTAGAGAAGAAGCTAATGGTCTTGCTACTGAAGAAGTAGAAGAAGTAGCATCTAGCCCTGAAGAAGAATCTTTTAAGAAAAGATATGGAGATCTTAGAAGGCATGCTCAAAAACAAGCAGATGATAAAGATAAAGAAATTGTTGCATTAAAGCAACAGTTATCACAAGCTACAGAAAAACAGATTAAGCTACCTAAGACTGATGAAGAATTAGATGCATGGTCTGCTGAGTATCCTGATGTTGCTAGGATTATTGAAACAATTGCTATTAAGAAATCAAAAGAGATGAATAAAACCATTGAAGATAGATTAGAAAATCTAACTCAAAAAGAATTAAAATCATCTAGAGATTTAGCTGAAAGAGAATTACTATCAATACATCCTGATTTTGAAGAAATTAGAAACGATCCATCATTCCATGATTGGGCAGAAGAACAACCTGATTATATTCAAAAAGCATTATATGATAACGAAACAGATGCAAAAGCTGCAGCACGTGCTATAGATTTGTATAAAGCAGATAAAGGCATTAAGAAGAAAAGAAAATCTTCTAAGTCAGCTGCTGAAAATGTTTCTGTTAAAGGTGGATCACAACCTTCTGATTCTGCCACAGCAAGCGAATCCATTAGCGAATCAGATGTAGCTAAGATGACATCACAAGAATATACTGCTAATGAAGAAGCTATTGCTAATGCAATTCGTTCTGGTAACTTTGTTTATGATATAAGCGGAGCTGCTAGACAATAGATATAGGTTGACAAAACCTATTTTTTGTATATATATGTTACATATATACTACACTCGTAGTAGGCCGAATGTTGTCAAATACGTTTGACATGTTCCCACCCTACCTTTTATCAAACGAAATTCAAGTCAGGCTACCTGATGATATGGCCTCTAGGCATAGACACCCATAAAATGCATCAGCCCTTACGATGTCGAGTTATCGTTTGTTGGCCCTTATTATTATTATAGGAGATACAAAATGGCCTTTAAAGTAGCGTCAGGTTATCAAAACCTACCTAATGGTAATTTCTCTCCAGTCATATACAGTCAGAAGGTTCAGCAAGCATTTCGTAAGAGTTCTGTTTCTGAATCAATCACTAATAATGACTACTTTGGAGAAATTGCAAACTTTGGTGATACAGTTCGTATTATTAAAGAGCCTGAAATAACAGTAAAAGAATACGCTAGAGGTACTCAAATCGTTCCACAAGACATAGACGATGAGGATTTTAGCTTAACTGTTGACCAGGCAAATTACTTTGCTTTTAAAATAGATGACATTGAGGAAGCTCATTCTCATATTAACTTTGAAAGCATGGCATCAGATCGTGCAGGCTATCGACTCCGTGATCAATATGACCAAGAAGTATTAGGATATTTATCTGGATATAAACAATCCTCTTTAAGCACAGCAGCAGGTGCAGTTAACGATGTCGTTAGCGGTACTAAAGCTGTTGGCACTGCAGGAACAGATGAACTTCTTTCTTCCATGAAGCTGATTAAAAGTAGTTTTGGAAACATTACTACATCTTCAGCAGGGGATCATTCAATCCCACTAGCAGTTAGGCTACCAGGTGCAACAGCAGTTGCAACTGCCACAGCCACACCTTTACAGGTGGTTGCTAGAATGGCTAGACTTCTTGATCAACAACAAGTTGATAAAGACGGAAGATGGCTCGTAGTAGATCCAGTGTTCATGGAAATTCTTGCAGACGAAGACTCAAGATTACTTAACAATGATTACCGAAATAAAGGTGATCTAGAAAGTGGTTTAGCAGTCGGACAACTACATGGTTTCGATGTATATGTTTCAAGCAACCTACCTTCAGTTGGAACTGGTCCTGCAACCTCTGGTTCAGCAAACCAAAATTCTAACTATGGTGCGATTGTTGGTGGACATAGTTCAGCAGTTGCTACTGCTTCTCAGATCAATAAAGTAGAATCTTACAGAGATCCTGATTCATTCTCAGACATCGTCAGAGGAATGCAGATGTATGGAAGAAAAATACTTAGACCTGAAGGTATTGTAACAGCTAAATATAACGCAGCGTAAAGGAGATATATTATGGCGACTTATGACTTAACAGCTAAATCCACTACAGGCGTTAGTGCTGATTCTAACACCAATTTTCCTGCAAGTGTGAATCCAGGAGCTTACGTTCTAGAAAAAGAATTAGACATTGCTAAATTAGTATCAGAAGGAACTTTTTCCAATGTTACTAGTGGTGATATCTTTCAATTACTAGAAATCCCTGCTAATACTATTGTATTAACAGCAGGTGCTAACGTAACCACTGCGTT